TTGGGCTGTTTATTATAAATTTTATATTAAAGAAACTTCTGGAGAATATTATAATCTAGCTATGGATAGAGCTTATCTAGCAGATAAAGATCAAAACTTATGGATATCTTTTCCTTCTTCTGACAGAAATAAAGTAAAAGAAGAAGATTATTTAATACTAAAAAAACCTAAAATAACAGATGGATCAGGAGATGGATGGGAAATCGGTATAGGAGAAGGTATTACTCTTAAAAACAAATACAAAATAATAGATATTAAAAATGAAGCTCCAGAATTTATAAAAAAGAAATATTATTCTTTAGGTACCGCTTCAGAAACATCGTCAACTTCATTAAAAAATGATCTCTTTGGAGGTAATAACTATTTACCTAAAGCTGGTAGACGATTGATAGGAATAGACAAATATTATTGGTCTAAGGTATTTTATAATCAAGAATTAATTCCTGATGATAAAGGAGTTGAAGAAAATATTTTAGCAATTCAATTCTCTAAACCTGGAGTCGCTCCGGGTAGCACTGTGTTATCAGAAAGATATGAAGTGTTAAGTGTGACGTACAACGGAGATGAAAGCGCATATAATAACACTGCAGCGACTGATACTTTACAATATGATTTATATTTAAAAGAACCTATTAAAGATAGTGATAGTTGGGTTCAAACAGCAGCGAATACTCCCAATGTTGAAATGACTATAGAGATATTTAAAGTAGAAAAGAAAAATTTACAAGAGTTCGAAGGTAGATTTTTTGTTAAAATCATGGGTGACGAGTTAACAAAACAGTACGTTGAAAGTTTACAAGCTTCTAATTTTACTACACTATCATCTCAAAGTTTACTAGTTCTAACAGATACAGATTATGTAAGTGGTACTGGAACATCTGGCAATGACTCTACAGTAAACCAAAGCGATTGGGCAAGTCTGTTGTACAGCCATGACTCCAATTCAGCTGGTTTCTTTATCGATGCAATGAGTTTTTCCTCTGGTCAATCTATGGCGAATAATAGTATAGGATGCAGTGGTATTATAACTGGTACTCCAACGGATGTTATTTCAGATAATGCGCATAATAGTTTAGATACTGACAGAGATACATTAGTAAGCGGACTTCATGGTGGTATATTTACGCCAAGTGGTTGGGGATGGAGTGCTGGAAGTAGTAGTGATCTTAGTGATATGGGAGAAAGATCTTTTAGATCACAACCACAAGAACTATTAACTCCAGTTGGACAAAGCCCAACAGATCAAAAGGGAACTAGAAGATTTTTATACACACAAAACAAACCATATATGACATTATCTTTTAGCGGTTGCGGTGTGACTTTGTGTAGTGAAAACGAAAATTTCCCAGTTAAATCATCTTCTAATACTCCTGATAAGTACTATCAATTTAAACCAAGCACATGCGGACCACTACACTCTACAACTTCTGATTGGGTAACAGAGTACACTTCAGATGGAAATAACACTAGCGATATATCATATCAATATGACTTAGATGGAACTAGCGATCAAGGATGGATAAGATTTCCTAATTATACGAATGCATCACAAGACGCTTATATGTTTGATGGGTTATTATGGCCAGAAATAAAACCAACTAACAGCTCTCCTAATAACTATTATCATAGTAGTGCTAAAAAGAAATGGAGAACAATGTGGGATCCAACTGTAGATTCGTCTGGTAATGTGTTGGCATCTAGAAAGGAATTTGTAGATCAATTAATAATTGGTAAAAGATTTTATTTTGAAGATGATCCAGATGAAAATATTTACACAATAGAAGGTATAAATACTATTAGACTATATAATCACACTTCGTTTAGAACTACATGGCTAGAAGATACAAGCGCAGCTAGTGCGGCTGAAAGGTTAGTCAAGAGACATATGGTTAGTGGTTATAATAATAATTCTGTAGAAGAAGCTTTATTAGCTTATTTAAATGACGCTGATACAGCTGCATCTCCCTCTTCAACTATAAACGTAGATATAGACGGAAATGCTATGGACTATGAAGGTGAATCTAGCCGTTTAGAGTATTTACAAAAAATGGTATATAGATTTGGACATAGAAATAACAGAAGATTAGTATATATTTTAAGGTTAGATCAAGATCCAACAGGAAAAACTTGGTATCCTACACAAGATATAACAAGTAATAGTACTTTATCAGGAATGGTTTTTGTCGATAATAATTTAGCAGAAGACGATCCTGGTCTTCCAGAAAGCCCTGCTATTTGGGAGACGGAACCAAAAAAAGATCGTGATCTTGATATATATTACGAAGCTAGTGATAATATACCTTTGCAAATAACAAAAGAAAATAGAGAGCTTTTAGTCCCAGCAGGGAGTTCAATTTTTTGTATAAACGGGAACGATTGGAGTAACGCTGGTGAAAACTGGGACCATGAAGATATGCAAGGATTAGCACCTACCCCTACATTAGTGCACTGGCAAGATACCTCGGCTGCAGATCCTTATTATGAAAATGAAGCTATAATTAGAGTTAACAATTTATATTTGAATTACGAAGATAATAGTGGAACCACAAAATGGGTTGGAAATACAGGGACAGGTACCTCTCCAGCTAGTGGCGGAGCTACCGGAAATATTGATAAGTGGATAGTTGAAGATTTGGGTTGGAACTTCGCGGATGCTTTTGGTCCAGAAGGTGGAATGTACATAAGATTCGATAAAGAAGATGGTAGTTTTGTAACTTTAAAGGTAAAAGATATTAAAACCCATGGGCCGACAGGCGCTGGTGGTCCAGGAGGAGGACAATTTTCTGGAGCTGGCCCAGGTAGTAGCGGGGCTGATAGTGAAAGATGTGTAATAACACATATTGCTTTAGAAGAGCTCGATAACCATGAATTATCTTACGGTATTAACTGGAGCAATTGTATAAATTTTGGTAACGGAGTTGAATCAGATAGAATTAGAGATGATTTTAACGCGGTTCAAATGGCTACTGGCATAAAGACATCTACAACAGTGCCAAAGTACACGCAAGAAACAAAGAAAAATGGATTAATATTTTCTAGTATATATAATCCAACAGGAAAGATCAATGGATTTAACGAGTTTATACAAGCTAATAAAATAACAAAAGAACTTACACCTACTTATGGTAGTATACAAAAATTATTTACTAGAGACAACGATCTATTAGCTTTTTGTGAGGATAAAGTAGTAAGAATATATGCTGATAAAGATATTATATATAATGCCGATGGAAATACTAATGTAACCGCAACAAATAAAGTTTTAGGACAATCTCATCCATTTGAAGGAGAATTTGGAATATCAAAAAATCCTGAATCATTTGCATCAGAATCATTTAGAGTTTATTTTACTGATAAAAATAGAAGATCTGTTTTAAGATTATCTAAAGATGGAATAACTAGAATATCTGATTATGGAATGTCAGATTGGTTTTCAGATAACATGTCGGGTGCAAGTGAGTTATTAGGATCTTTTGATTATGATAAGCAAGAGTACAATTTAAAAGGTGTTGAAGATAAAGTTGTTAGTTTTAGTGAGTCAGTAAGAGGGTGGACAAGTTTTAAATCTTTTACACCAATGGAACACGGAATAAGTTTAAGTAATAATTATTATACTTTTAAAATGGGAGCTCCTTATATACATCATGATGAGGACGTAAATAAAAATACGTTTTATGGTACATATACACCTTCTTCTGTCACTGTAATTTTAAACGAAGCACCTGATATAGTAAAGAATTTTAAGACATTGTTCTATGATGGTACTGAATCTAAAATAACATCTCAAACTAGTCAAATAGAAAACAGTTTGTTTGGAGAATATTATAATTTAAGCAGTCAAGATGGGTGGTATATAGATTCTATAAGTACAGATCAAAGTGGTTTTAATTACACTAGTGATTCTCCTTTTGAACTTAAAGGTAAAGAAGGAAGATGGTACAACTATATTAGAGGTAATAGTCTTAATTTTGATTTATCAAACTTTAATTTCCAAGGAATTGGAGAGAAGAAAACAATATAATAAACATGAAAGCGATAATTAATAGTATACATTTAACTCCTAGACGTGTACGTAAAACAACTCGTAATATTGGGTTACAAATAAATGCAATGAAAAATAGTGCTGTTAGAATAATGCTTGAAGATACAACAAATAATAAATGGTATAATTTTACTGACAAAGTTTTTCAAGCTAACGCTGATAGTTTAAAGCATAAATTTACATCAGATGGGATATTTACAAAAGAAATGGTTTTACCTACTGTTTCTAGTGATACTGATTACACTGTTGAAGTTATAGCTATTAATAGTGATATTTCTAGTTCCGCGTCTAATAACCCAAAGTTGTTTACAAAAACAATTTCACAATTAGTAGATACTACGGTTACAATAGCAGCACAAACTGACACTTCTGGAGATTATATTACTGGTGACACTTGGCCTACGAGTGTTCAAGTTACATCTCCAGCTATTGGGATAACTAATAAAACAGTGTCTATAGATTGGACAGTTAAGGCAGTTGCATCTGTATCTGCTAGTGCTCTTACTATAGTAAGACAACCAGGTCTTAATGATTTTTATGTAGAAACTGGTAATTACACAGCAGATGGTAGTGGTACTAGTTCTACATCATTAACCTTAACAAGTGTTTCTGGATTACATGTTGGAATGCAGTTGTCTCATGTTGCTGGTACTTATCAATCTGAACTACGTACTATAACAAACGTAAATGGAATAACTAAAACAGTGACTTTAAGTGGTAATGAAACATGGTCTGACACAAACAATATTAAATTTAGAGGATATGGAGGTGATTTAATGTACTTGCACTCAGGTATTGATATTGAAGACGAATTACTTTCAGTAACTACAGAAGATATAACGAAAGTTGTGAATGGAGCTACTGGGACTCGGGCTGGTGGATCTGCTAGTACAGACGTTACACTAGTAGATTGTTTAGGTTTAAAAGCCTCAGATACGGTTACGGTTACAAGTCCAAATATAGAAAGTTCTACACCTGTCTATTTAGATAGTATTGTAAATTTCTCAAGTAAAATAATAAGACTTTCTTCAGCTCAATCATTCGCTGATAAAGAAGTCTTAACATTTAGCGGTTCAGCTCAAACAGCAAATATAAAATTAAACTTAGTGTTAAAAAAGCAACCAGCACAAAATACAAATATATATTTCGATGTAGATAACGTATTGACATCTGCAACATCTTAATTAAACTATTAACTATGGCGATACAAACAATATATTTTGATGGAAGAATGAATATTTCTGCTCAAGCAGGAGACTATGCCTTTTATTTAAACGCAACTCCTACTGATGATAAAGGTATAGAATGGTCAGACACGTCTCCAACGTGTTTTGGAGTAATCACTGAAGTTGGCGAAGCTTCTTTAGGTCCTTATATAAAAGTAGACGATCAAGACGCCGATTTAATTACAGCTAATATTTTAACCGCGGGCATCCCGATAACGCCTAGTAATGATAGTTTAATAATGTTTGCAAAAGATAACAGTGTAAATAAAACCGGTGTAGGTGGGTATTATATGGAGGTAACTATAAAAAATGATTCAACATCTCATGCTGAAATCTTTACTCTAGGCTCGGAAATATCCACAAGTAGTAAATAATAAGTAAAAAGTGTAACTATAAATAGATAAAATATAATATTATGGCAAAAAAAATAATACCATTAGTTCATAAAAAAGGACCACCATTAAAAAGAATAAGTTATACTACAGGTAGAACTCAAAATTTAATGAAAGAGTTTGATGTTTTAAAAGATCAGTTTGGTAAAAATACATTTGAAAATCTTTATGCAGGTATAACTAACCCATACGCAAACATGGAAAACGTTTGGGAAGAAGGTGTTATAGCAACAAAAGGTTATGAACAAGCGCAAGACGATTTGATGACAGGGTTAGGCACAGCTTTACAAACTCAAAGAGAAGTTGGTGAAGTTGATACAGGCGCTATTAATAAAGCATTAGTAGATCAAACTAGACAGATAACAAGATCAATAGAAGAGCAAGAGACAGCAAATATCAATAGACAAACACAAGAAAGTGCTAGGTTAAGAATGGCAGAGGCAGAAGGTGATTTTAAAACTGACTTGTTAAGAATACAAGGACAGGAAAAAGCAGAAACATTAAGATTACAACAGCAACAAGCTTTGTTAACATTAGTTTCTGGTCAAATAGGCGCTGGAAAAACTGAAGACTGGAGAACAACAGGATGGCTTAAAAAAATATTTAATTTATTTTAAAATATGGCAAAAAAAGTAACTACAACAAGCGCTATAAATGTAGCAGCTATGGGTAAAGCAGGTGAAATGACTGGTTTAAAAACTGAAAAGTCAGAAGGATTACCTAGAGCAATACAACAATTAGGTATGTTTACAATGAATCAATATTTTAGAGCAGCCGCATTACAAGATAACGCTAGAACAAGCATGTTAACAGAAAAGGGGAATGTAATTTCTAAGCAACATATTCAAGACAATACATCTATTAGAGAAGAAATAGAAAAAAATTATGCTGAGTTAATTAAAATTAATCAAAAAATTAATAACCCTTGGAATATAACATTTCCAAATAATAAATCACGTAAAGAATTACAGTTAAAAAGAGAGGAAATACTTTTAGACGTTCAATCTTTAGACAGTGGATTTGAAGATCTTGCAAGCGATAAAACAAACTTCATGCAAGTTGCTATTGGTGCAAAATATGAAAATGGACAATATATTACATGGTCAGGCAACTCTACAGCAAACCAACGAGTACTTAGTAACGCTTTAGCTAATAGTAGTATAGAAACAGCAATAGAATTTGTAAAAAACCCAAATAACAATAGAAAAGAATTGTATGTTAATCTTTCTTTAATTGATTGGAATGGAGATGAGGATGGACTTGGTGAAATTCCAGATGAATACAATAGTTTAATCAAACAAGATAATAAATCAAAAGATATATTAGTTAACTATAAAGATTTGAAAAAAGGAGGGTATTTTGCTGATCTTAGCGATAAAAACGTTGATAACGCACTGTTTACTCAAATCCTTGGTAGTGCTGTTCAAATAGGAAGTGGAGACACAAAATTAACTTTATCTAGTGCAAAAGGTCAACGTGTTTTTAATGAATTTAAAAATAATTTAGAAAAATATTCTCCTCAAATGATAAAAGATGCTTTTTTTAGACTTGATATAGAAGGTGCGACTTTTGCGGAACGTTATATAGATAGGGTAATTAATGAAGGCGCTAAAAGCGATGATAAATTTGCAGAAAAAATAGCAGGTTTATTAGAAGATGGTTATTCAAAGGTAGCATTAATAGAATTAATGAAAGAAGGTGCTAATAAAAATAATTTTTCTTGGGAAGAAATGAAAACGATTATAAATGACGAGACGTTTGAGTTAGCTAAAGCAGTAAATCAACATGCAATAGATGATCGTTTAGAATACGAAGAGGAGATTGAATCTGAGAACCAACCTTGGAACAAACCAGGTTATATTAGTAAATCAACAACTCGTAACGATATTAAAAAATCCATTGCAAACAACTCAATATATACAGCGCCAAATGGATCAAGATATATTTGGAGCGCAGGTAGTGAAACGTTTTATAAAGAAGGTTATCCAACAGGAACAAAGTGGAACCCTAGTGAACTTGCGTCTGCTATATCAGGGGAAAAATATATCGTAAAAAATCGAGGTGAACATTGGTGGAAAAAATAAAATTTTAAAATACACTTCATGAGAGAGTATAATTATAACGGAAAAATATATACTGAAGAAGAGCTTAGACAAATGGCTTTAGATCTAGAAATGGATTTTGATGAGTTTATTTCTAATGAAGGAATAACTTTATCAACATCACAAATAGTTGGTGATTTACCAGGTGTTGTGCCTGGAATGTCTATTATACATCCTGCTACTAAATTGTTTTTAAATGCTTCTGATTCTTACTTTAAACAAGAGGAAAGAGTTGTTTCGTTTCTTAATAACAGTTATAAAGATAGTGATATTAGGTTTGAAGAAGCAGAAATAGGACGTGATACTGTAGAGGTTCTTATTGGTAATCAAAAATCTGGCGAAGGAAAGAAATTTAATTTAGCTTTTTCTCAAGAAGAAAACGAAAAGATTTATGGGGAAATAAAATCATATATAGACTCTCAAAAAGGACAAGGAGAATTTTCTGAAAAACCAAGTTATAAAGTTGGAGATATAAAAGATTTTGATAATAAATCTTATGATGATGGGGGTTTTTTAGGTATAGGAAGCAAAGCAAATGATAAAGCAGGTATTGTTAGAGAGTTAAGAGAAAAATTTCCTAAAGAAACTGGATTTTCATTTTCAACTGGAGGATCAGGAGAAATATTGATTATAGAGGCTCCAAACGGAGAAATATTAACTGGAGACAAGCTGTCAGAATATAGTATTAGAGAGTTTATTAACGCAAATTCTAAAACTAAAAAAGAAATTAACGTTATTAAAAACAATGAAGAAAGAACTCAACAAAGAATAGAAAATAATACACTAGATATCGCGGTAAATGTTATAAACTCAAAAACAGGACCTGGTACCATGGTAACAAACGAGGAGACCAATCCTATGAGTACTATAGCAACTACATATGTGAAATATGAAGCTGATATAAGAGATGAAGTATTTACGCAATTAAATATAAATCCAAAAAGCACAGGTTTATCATTAAGCAAGTTAGATAAAATATGGAAAGATGCTTGGGCAAACATGCAGTTATCTGAGAAAAATGCAACGACTTTTCTTTGGGCTGGAGAGTTATCTAAACATTTAGAATCAGAAGGAGAAAATAAAACCACTATTTTACTTAACGGTTTAGAAAAGAATTTTATTGAAAAACAAATTAAAGCTGGATCAAAAGAAGAAGAATTAAGAAAAGCAGGGCAAGAATATGTAAGGTTAGGATATGAATTAGACAACTATACAGGTGATAAAAGTAGTGATGATTATAAAAATAAACGAACAAAATTTGAAAATGTAGAAAAGAATTATAAAAAACTGTTCAATAGTTATACGTCTAAAAATGGTAACGGGTCAATGATGTTTGATAGATTTGGAAATAAAGTTGACGTTAGTGATTGGTCTCCAAGAAAAATTTCAGAACAAGAAGAAAAAGGTAATATTACTGATGCTAATGTGGAAAGAGAAGCTTTAAAGCAAACGTACATACGTAATCTTATTAATTTTCGTGGGGAAGCAACAAATAATCAAGACGCGTTACAACCGTATATAGATTTATTTTTATTAAGAGAAAATCATTTTCAACAAACAACAAAAAGGAATAGTTGGAAAATCAAGTTTGATTTAAGTAATGATAATTGGGTAAAAAGAAATATTAAAGGTGGTTGGATAGCTGAGGCCGGAGAGGGGCATAGTGTTTTAGCTGATTTAGGTGGACATAATTTTACTGGTTGGGAAAATCTTTTTAGAACTTTAAATTTAAGAGATGGTAGTATAATACAACCTACACAAGTTCTTTGGAAAGATAATAAAGGTAAGGAGTTTAGTTTAAATGAACTTGTCGACGTGCATACGGGTATATCAAAGCAAAAAAGAGCGGTAAAGATTAAAGGACAAATGGGAGGACATGTAACTATGTCTACTATATTCTTAACTCCTAAAGATCCTAATAGTGCTACTTGGAAATATCTTGTTAAAAAAGGAGTTTTTCAAGAATTAGAAGATCATGAGAATAAAGATAAAAATACATATGTTCTAGGTTTTGTTGATGGATTTGAAATTCCTGAGATAAGTATACATAGAATGCATATGTTAAATTTGGATGGTGGAGAGTTACATCACATGGATGCAAAAACAATACCTCTTTTTGGAGATGATGAGTATTTAGAATCTATTACAGGTATAGAAGACCAAAGATTCACTAAAGACATGATGTTTGCAGATGGTAAAAAACTTGGGACTGGAAAATGGAGTATGTATTTAGACGATAAAGAATGGAAAGGTCAAGCCAGTCCTGCTTTTTCGTTTTTAATGAGACAGTTAAATGGTACTAGAGTAGAAAATAGAGACTTAGCAATAGAATCTGGCGTTATAACAGAAATGATGTATTTAAATATAGACGCTGGTACTTTAAAAGGAGGGTCAGAAAAATCTGATTTATTTGACAAAGGAGCTACACAAACAACTTCTAGACCTATGGCTAATATTATTAACGTTATTCCAGGGGTTGATGTTGGTGCTGGAACAGAACAAACTTTAGAGGCTCAAGCAGATCAATTTTCGCACGATATTCCTGATCAATTAAATATGGCTTCTGAAGTATATCAAGATATAGATAATACTATTCAAACATTATTCCAAGACGATCCAGAAACAGAAGGACACGATTTCCCATTACATCAATTTCCATTAACAGGTACAATGAAAGAAAACATGGAAATGAATTTTTGGGAAAAGTTTTCTTATACTGGAGGATCTTTAACTCCAATGGTAGCTGAATTTGCAATATTGAATGGTTATGTTAATGGAGCTATGAGAATAGGTTGGGGAGCGAAAACCGTTAAGGCTTTTGGAGGAACATATAAAATACCGGCGTTTACATCTTTTTCTCATAGATTATCTAATATGAGTACTAAAATGTATAAAGCTGTAAATGTAGGAAAAGGTTATAGGCATTCAAAAAACGCTATTTCTCATGCGCAGGTGTTAAAATATGCTAAAGCAGCAGGTATGTCACCTAAACAGTGGTTAAAAACATCTAAACTAGGTAAAAATCTAAAATTAATACAAGGTAAAAAACTACAAAGAGCGGGCGCTTTATTTATAAACGCTGGTATAGAAGAAGGTAAAATGCAATTAATGAATCCATTGTTCGGTATAGATATGGGACATGGAACTGGATTTGGATTTTATTTAGGTGGTAGTGCTATGAGATGGTTGACACCTTTTAGATTTACAGCGCAAGGAATGGGTATAACAGCAGGTAGATGGGCAGGTAGAGAAACAGCTTGGACAGGACTTGGTAGTGTAACAGCATGGGGAGAGGGTATAGCTCCAACGTTTAACTATTTGTTTGAAAAGGGCGTTCTTGCTGGTCTTGGAGGTGCGGCTGGATCACAAGTAGCGAGTATCGTTAGTGCAGGAATAGAAGACATGAGAGGAAGAAAGGCTTTTACTACCTTTTTAGACGAGCATTATCATGATTGGGACGAGTGGGGAGATGATGTGTTATTAGAGGTTATACAATTTGGTGCTCTTGGTCTAACACATGTTAAAGCGGTGGATGGTAAGTTTACTTTAACATCTAAAAGAAAAGCAATAGCAAAATGGAGAAAATTAGCAAATGATCAAATAGTATACAAAGAAGGCAAACAAAGAAAAGTAAAAGATGTTAATGGTAAAAAACCTCATGAAAAAGGATATCAAGACACATGGTCAGAGAAGCCTATAGATAAAGAAAAGACAAATTGGAGTGAAGTTCATAAGTACGAAGAATTAGCAAATATGGCAGAGGCTCAAGTCAACGTCATAACTAACGCACAACGGTATTTAAATATTGACGTTTTACATAAAACTGAAGATAGAAGATATAAAAGATTTATACAGCAAGTTAGAAAAAAAGAAAATTTAAGCGAAGATCCTTTTGAAATAGTTTGGACTAAAAACGGAAAATGGGATAATAATGGTGTAGTAGAAAATTTAAAAGGAGATCCTGCTAAAGTTATATTAGGTGAAGGCACAACACCAACTAAAGTTATAGTTGATCTAAGAAAGGCAAAACCAGGTACTATGCCACATGAAATATATCATGTATTAATGTATCGATACTTTCTTAAAAAAGGCAACAAAGGTAAATCCCAAGAGTATTTAGAAAAAATGAATGAATCACTTCACGAATCTTTAAGGGAGACTATAATGAGTAAACTTGGTGGTAAGCCGACTTACGATGCTAACGGTAAATTTATAGGACTTCAGAAAGGATTAGGACCAGACGCTAAAGGAAATAAACCTATTTACTTCCCCGTAAAAACTAAAGATGGTAAACCACATCCTAAAGCAGGTGAATATGACGCAAAATCATCTAAAGAAGCTGGTTATGTAAAAACAGAAAGAGAATTAACAAAACTTGAAATAGCTGTAGAACAAGCATATAAGAAAAGCCAAGATAGAAAAGATTTTAACGAAGAATATAACGCTAATCTTTTAGAGTTAATGATGACTGAAGTTGGACATAATATTTTTATCGAGCAAGGATTTATGGGGGCTTTGAAGCGAGATTTAAACTCATTACGTACTAATTTATTCGCTGGTACTAACTTTATGGGAATTAATTTTGATGCCTTAGCTCCTAAATTAGATCTAAGTTCACCACAAAAAGTCATAGAGCATATGTACATGATGGGGCAGAATTGGGGAAATGCTGGGTACAGTAAGAAACAGAAAGACAGATTTATGGAAATGTTTAAGGACATGGAAATAAGTGGAGACGGTAGCTTTATAACTCAAAAGCAAGATGTAGGACCTATTATAACTAAAGGGGGTGGTAAGTCAAGTAAAGGCACTGTTACTGATATTATTATCAATACAAAACCTGAAATAATAAAAGAACAAAAAGAAATAGCTAAAGCTCTAAGACAAAATTTAGAAGACGTTAATAATAAAATAATTACCACTGAACAGTATCAAGATTTAAACGCTCCTTTAACTCGTAGATGGACAGAGATACAATCTTTAATTAGGGCTAAAAAACCTATTAAAACAAAAGAAGAGATATTACAAGAACGATCTGACAAAGTTCAAGCTATATACGAAAATACAAAATTAAGTAAAAATGATAGATCAGAGGCTATTTTAAAAGAAATGGATACATTTATTAATATGATAGCTAGTCCAAGATCTAATAGTAACAAATTAGGTAAATGGAGAAGTAAAGAATATGATAAATTAAATCCAGAACAGACATATGAACAGGCAGATTTTAAGCAAGATTTACAATTAACTGTTCACGAAATGATTTTTCCTGTTGCAGGTAAAAAAGTCGAGTTCAAAGCAGCTTATAATCCTTCTGCAGGAACTCCTCTTACACAATATATAATGCAGAATCTACCTAAAAGAGTAGAAGGTATATTTAGAGAAGCTAAAGTAGGTGAGTTTAGTAAAGAAAAAACAACAGCAGAGTGGTCTAAAATAGAAAACCTACCAGATTCTTTTAAATCATCAGGAGAAAGTAATTTAAATGTAACCACAGAAACTACTAATACTGGTAAGCGTTTATCTGATGTTTTAATAAAACAAACTGTTAAAGATGGAAAGGTATCTACTAGATCTTGGGTGGAGAATAGTGTAGTAAATGAAATTATTAATAACTTTAAAGGTTTAAATAATCAACCTAAACAAAACGCATCAACGTTAAGTAATTTAGCACCAATAAAAGGTAAAGATTTCTTAGGAAAAACAGAATTACATAAAAAAGGTCCAAAAACTGGAAAAGTAGATTTTAAAAAGACAGTTGAAAATAAAATTGAAGGTCTTATTGAAATAGGCCCATCAAAAGCGTATATACACGGTATAAGAAAAAGCGTGATGTTGAAAACTGGAGTACCAGAGATAGAGGGAATTTCTACTTTAATTGACCCTCTTATTTTAGGTAAATTCTTTAAAACTGGAGAAAGATTATCTTTTAAAGAAACTGGAAAAGCCGCTGGTCCTAAAGAGCAAATAAAAATAGATTTACCGCAAAATAAAAATAAGATTGAAGTAGAATTAAGAGACGGTAGAAAAATAGAATTAAAAGACAGTGACATTTGGGTTTTAAATAAGTTAGGAGTAGATATAATTGATGGAAAGATTAATATATCTAGGATGAAAACGCAAGTAAGAAAACCTGGAGACGTTAATATAAAAACTTTAAATGCTTTCGAAGGAGAATTATTAAAAGTATTAAGTAACCAAACCGTAAGAGAGCATGTTATTGAATTTGGAGACAAAAAGAATACTATTTTAGATGATATAAGTAAAAAACAATCTTTACTTAAGTCCTTGCAAAACAAAACAGATTTAAAATCTACTAGAGAAAAAGAAAATATAGAAACAGAACTTAAAAAATCTCAAAAAGAATTAGATAAACTATATGAAGAGTATGGATTATCTGAAGAATTTGTATCTAAAGATGTTGTTAATACGTTTCTTAATAGTGTTAAATCTTCTATGCCAAAGGAAATGTTTAGTAAGCGTATGACTATGGAGTATTTGAACGAAATGACTAATTATTTCGAAGATATAGTTGGTCCTATATCTATAGGTCATTTAAGAGATATACTTGTAAAAATTCCAAATATAAATAAGGATCACGCTGTAATTCAAGAGTTACAAAGAAGAATCTCTAAAAACAGTGAGGTTTTAAAAGAAAATATTGACTTTCAAATAAAAGAAATGCTAAGGGCACAACCTGAAGTTGAGATGAAAGTATTAGAAGCCAAAAATTGGGCTGACTTATCAAGCCAAATATTTAAACCATCAAATTTAAAGAAATTAAATTTAGATGCTACAACTAAAGAGTTAATTAAAAAATATGACGGTAAAGAATTTGCTGATGGAGAAAAATCTATATACAAAAGTGAAGATGCTATAAAATCTAGAGAAAAACTACAAGAAAAATTATTAATAAAATTTTTAGAGAAAGGTATAGATATTGGTATAAGTAAAAATAATAGATACGAAGGAATAGCCGCTGATATAAAAAAGACATTTGGATTTGGGTCAAGAAGCTACAAAATATGGATACCTGAAATTAAAGGTATATATAAAGGTAAACAAGTAGATGGAATATGGATTAATTCCACCTCTGCAGATGCTAGAGTTAACACTGATAAAGTAATTAAATCTACACAAAAAGGTGATGCTTCAAAAACCTTAATTAAAGTAGGTAAAGAAAAGCTATCTGTTAAATTTGTTTTAGATAATTATAAAATTACAGATACTGGAAAATTTAAAACATGGCAAGCAGAATTTATTGAAAACTATAAAGGTAAAAATCTTGAAACAGATTTATACCATGCTAGTAGAGCCGAGTTATCTAAAGATGGCACTAGCAAAGGATACGAGAATACTTTAAAAGCAAATGAAGGATTAAGAAAGATTTACTTAAACACGTTAAGAGATGTAATTGTTGAGGCTAAATCATCTAATGTTAAAAAAGGTGAGCTTAACAAGGCTGAAACTATTGTAGAAGTTATGAGACATTTAAGATCTCAAACTAATATAGGTTTAGGAATAGTAAAAGGAACAGCCACAATAACGTCTGTTAGTAATAGATTAGGACTTGAGAAGTTTGAAGGTAACAAAGGTTCAATGTTTCATGCTGAGCACCAGCTTCAGTTGTTAAATCACACTTATATGTTTATGGACATGGCTCTTAAATCTAAAAGCAAAAGTGAGTTTGATAAGAGTTTAGATATACTAAGTAGAGAATTTGAGCAGGCTAGTACTAGATATGAAGATGTTAAAATATATGACTCGCCTCTTTATGGTGGTAAAACTGGTTTTATAGAATATTTTAAAAATAGAAACCTTGGTGAACTTTCATCTATAGCTAATATAATGTATAGACCTGGTATAACTTTTGAAATGGTTGATTTAAAATCAAAAATACCAGGAGAAACTATAGGATCTAGATTAATAAAAACTTATAACAAAAACGATATATTAGATATTATAGATTTCTTTAAGTCTAAAACTCCAGAATCATATACTGGTGAAATTGCAAAATTAAAAGTTGATGCTAAAAACAAAGAAACTAATATAGAGGTAAAAAATAATTTAAATAAAATACTAGATAATCAACTAGGAGGAAAATATTCTAAAGGTATAAGTAGTAAAGAAACTTTGGAAAATTTAGGAATTATAGATTTAGCTAATAATTTAGGTAGAAAAATAAATAAAAAAGCTAGAGGAATGAGCACTTGGGATTTTGATGATACTTTAGCATATACAAAATCTGGAGTTCGTTATACTTTGCCTAATCCATCTGGAAAACCAGCTCCCCAAAAGAAAGTTATATTTATGGCTGGAGGTGCTGGATCTGGAAAATCTAATGTTATAAAACAATTAGGTTTAGAAAAACAAGGTTTTAAAATAGTTAATCAAGACATATCTTTAGAATGGTTAATGAAAAATCATGGTCTACCTTCTAGTATGAAAGATTTCACTCCACAACAAAGAAAAACTTTTGGAAAATTAACATGGGAAGCTAGACAGATAGCTTTAAAGAAACAAATGAAATTTCAAGGAAAAGGAGATGGAGTTATTGTAGATGGAACTGGAGCTAATATAAAATCAATAGAAAAACTTGTTAAGGAGTTTACAGACAAGGGTTACGATGCTCAAATGTTGTTTGTTGAAACATCTTTAGATATTTCTATTGCTAGAAATAAGGCTAGACCAGAAAGATCTCTCAAAACATCTATAGTAAAAAATACTTGGGAAAAAGTAATGAGCAATAAAAAATCTTTCAAAAAGATATTTGGTGATCGTTTCGCTGAAGTTAATACTGATAAATTAAAACAAGGCGATAATATGCCACTTGATTTAATTAAAAAGATTGATGCTTTTACTAAAGGATATATAAAAGCTAGATTAAACGCTGGTGAATTTGCTGATAAAGGTAAAAAATTAAAAGATCAAGGAGCTGAATTCGATTTTTCAGAATTTAATATCGTTAAAGAGGGTACTAAAGGACCTTTTTGGAGTAAATTTGCACAAAGAATTAAGAAATTTGGACCAGAACATCAATATATATTAACGGCTAGACCACCAGAATCTCAAGTTCCTATATATGAATTCCTTAAATCTCAAGGAATTGAAATTCCTTTGCAAAATATTAAAGGATTAGGAAATAGTACTGGTGAAGCTAAAGCAATGTGGATGTTAAGAAAGTTCTCAGAAGGATATAATGATATGTACTTCGCGGATGATGCATTAGCTAATGTTAGAGCGGTAAAAGATGTTTTAAATCAATTAGATATAAAATCTAAAGTGCAGCAAGCTGGACCTCAAAGTAAATCTTCAAAGAATATTGAAGCTAATCTTGAAAAAATGCTTAATGAATACGATCCTTTTGTAGATTTAGGTAAAACTTTAAACAAAGCTATTGAACATAAAAAAAATGTAAACGCCCATAAAACATACAGTGCTGCAAAAGCTAGAATATTAGGTAATAGATTAAAACATTTGAAATTATGGGGAACTCCTGGTTCTGAAGATTTCATGGGGTTAGTAACTTATGCTTTTTCAGGTAAAGGAAAAAAAGGAGAAGCTCATAAAAAATTCTTTGAAGAAGTTTTACATAAACCTTATAATAGAGCGTATAACGATATACATAATAGAAAACAATCTATATCAAACGATTACAAAGAATTGAGAAAACAATTTCCAGAAGTAAGAAAAGTATTAAATAAAAAACTAAAAGAAGATCGTTTTTACACAACTGATCATGCTATAAGAGCTTATTTAATGAATAAAGCAGGATACGAGATACCTGGATTATCTAAGAGAGATTTAAAAACATTAGATAAATTTGTAAAATCAAACGCAGATATTATGGCTTTTGCTGATAAGTTATTTTCTATAACTAAATTAAAAGAAGGCTGGATAAAACCAGGAGAAAATTGGTTGGGAAGTAATATAACTATGGATCTTAATAATGTTGTAGATAAAGTATATAGAAAAGAAGCTTTATCTGAGTTCATGCAGAATAGAGAAGCTATGTTTGGTAAGTGGAAGAATGGAAAGCTAACTGGAAAGAACATGAACAAGATAGAGGCTTTATATGGAGTTAGACATCGAGAAGCATTAGAGAATATAATATGGAGAATGGAAAATATGACTAACAGAAATGTTGGTGTAGATTCTAATGTAAACAAATGGATGAACTGGGTAAATAATGCTACTGGAACAATTATGTTTTTCAATCAAAAATCTGCAGCTCTCCAACTTATATCTACAGCAAATTATGTGAATGGTACATTTAACAATCCTATTAGAGCAGCTAGAGCATTTGCTAATCAACCTCAATATTGGAAAGACTTTGCTAAAATATTTAATTCAGATATGATGGTTCAAAGAAGAGCTGGATTAAAGATAAATATTGAAGCAGCTGAACTAGTAGAAAGAGTTGGTGGAAGTAAAGACAAGGCATCTGCAGCATTAAAATATTTACTTGAAAAAGGATTTATACCTACAAAATACGCAGATAGTTTTGCAATTTCTATAGGTGGCGCTACATATTATAGAAATAGTATTAGAAAATATAAAAAACAAGGATTATCAGAAAAACAAGCTGAAAAGAAAGCTTGGGAAGATTTTACAGATATGACGGAATATACCCAGCAGTCATCTAGACCTGATTTAATATCAATGCAACAAGCTTCTGTTCTTGGTAGACCTATATTGGCTTTTGCAAATACACCAATGCAAATGTTTAGAAGACACAAAAGAAGAATACAAGATATAGCTAACAATAGAGGTAATATGGCGGAAAATATTTCAAGCGCTTTATACTATGGTTTTGTACAATCCGTAATATTTTCATATCTTACTAACGCTATGTTTGCTGTTGATGACGAAAGTAAAGATGAAGCTGATATGAAACATGCTGAAAGACATAAAGATAGATTTATTAATACTATAGCCGATTCTTATCTTAGAGGTATGGGTACTGGTGGTTCTAGTGTAGCTGCTATTAAAAATAGTATTTTTACGTTTTTCAAAGAATCAGAAAAGGGCTATAATGCTGATTACGGTAATGTAGTTGTAGATTTATTAAATGTATCTCCTCCAATAGGATCTAAAGCTAGAAAAATATATCAATCAAGTAAAATATATAAACATGATAAAGATGTAATGGGAGAAATGGGATGGGATTTAGATAATCCTGCAAATTTAGCTGTAGCAAATGTTCTTTCTGCGGCTTTTAATATTCCTGCCGATAGAATAGTTAAAAAAGTAAACAATATACGGGATGCTTCAACAGGTGATTTTGAAACTTGGCAAAGAATTTCTATGTTAATGGGCTTTAATAAATGGACTTTAAATGCAGGCGGTGGAATTGCTGAAGAGAAAGTTGAGAAAGTTAAAACTAAAGTAAAAGAAGAAAAAAAATTAGAAAAGAAAAAACAAAAATACGGAGTAGAAACAGAGAAAGAAGTTATAAGGATTGATAAAGGAAAAGAAATTAAAAAATTAAATAAAAATCAACAACAATTTATAATATATAATATTTTAGGAAACGAAGATCAAATACCAGTATATGATTATAAAAACGAAGATTCTAGAGTAAATAAAATATTAGAACATTGGGATGAAAACAAGAACTATATTGATTCTTTATTAAATACAGATATAGATAAAGAAAGAACTCTTAATGATTATTACATGGAGCAAGTTCATGGAAGGTAAATAGTTTCAATATTTAAATAAATGCTTTTTTAAGTAATTATATAAAAAACTAAACAAAATGACAAAAGAATTAAATGAAGATACTACATTCAAAATGAGCGTTAAAACAATGATAGCTCTAGGTTTTGGTATCGCTACTTTAATAGCGGGTTGGTACTCGTTAATGGCTGAAATACAAGAAGCTAAAGAACAGCCTGTACCTGTAGATGTTACAATAATAAAAGAAGAAATTTTAAAAGAAATACCAGAAGCTGAAATAACTAGAATGGAATTCGACATGAAAGATCAGATGATTAGACAAAGTATCATAACTACTCAACAAGATGTCGAAGAAATTAAAAAATCTATTGAAAAAATAGAGGATAAACTTTATAACAGATGATGAAATTTAGCGCTAAATGGAAAATATTTACAGTATATATGTTAATAATTATTTTAACTATATTTGCTAATTCTGCTTTTGGTCAAATAACTGTAAAACATTTTAACGCTGAGTGGAATGAAACTAACGGTGTTGATTGGATAATGGATTTAAAAGAATGTAAAACTAAAAGTTATGTTGATATAGGTAAAGAACCAGAATTACAAAAAAAATACAAAATAGCAGTTGTACCTACTATTATTGTGTTTAAAGATGGTGAAGAAGTTGCTAGATTTCAAGCTGATCTAAGCTTTAAGCTGTTAGCAACTAGAGAAGAGGTACAAGAAGAAATAGATAATCAATTAATGAGTGATTTTTAAATGAAAAAGATATTAATATTATTATTATTACCTATAATAACTTTTGCACAAAAAGAGGTTGTTATACATATTAAAACAGATAGTTATCCAGGGGAAACTAAATGGACGTTATATAAAGACGCTTATCAAGGTGACACTATAGCTTACGTTCCTTATGGCCACTACACTATGCACGACACAATGCATAGGGACACTATTTATATGGCTGATAGTATTACTAATATATCGTTTGTTATATTTGATTCTTATGGAGATGGTATAAACGCCGGCGAATATTATGTTACAGTATGTGGAGATACAATAATTGATTATCCAATATCTACATTTACAAACGGTTTAATACATAATAGATTAGTGCCACAATGTATGCCTAATCCACCTCCTAGTTGCGTTCCGGCTATGGTAAATATTAACTTAGATCAATACCAAAGTGAAACGACATGGAATATAAAAGATATTAATGGTGTTATTTTAGCCGCAGGAGGACCATATACAACTGCTCCTGATTATGAACCACAATTTGAACCAGTATGTTTACCCACAGGTAATCTAACTTTTACAATATATGATTCTTATGGAGATGGACTAGCTGGTAGCTTGTGGGGAGGACAAGACGGGTCTTACTATCTGATACAATGTGGAGATACCTTAGTACATGGTACCGTTGCTAACTTTGGGACAGATTCCACTCATACCTTTATATCAGACACCTGCGTTCCTCCACCACCAGTACCAGGATGTATGGATGAGAATTATTTAGAATACAATCCATTAGCAACTACTAGTGACAGT